CGAGTCCTCGGTCGTCACCGACTTCGCCTTCGAGGACAGGGTGACGCCGTTGATGATGATGTGGGCGTCGGTCAGTACGGTGATGGCCACGGCTACTTCTCCTTGCTCTCCGCAGCCTCAGCTGCCTTGGCTGTCTTCTTGGCCGTCTTCTTGGGCTCCGGCTCGGGCTTGTCGACGCGTTCGATGTGGCCACCGGAGATGAGACCCGCCTCGATCTCCACCGGGTAGGCCCGTTCGAACTCCTCGCCCTGCTTGCCGGCCTCGTAGTTGTCGGAGAGGACCCGGTAGGTGCGGGGGACGATCTCGAGGTGACCGTTCGTGAGGGCGTCGCGTTCCTCGTCGGCGGTGAGATTGAGCTCGAGGTCACCCTCGCCGAAGTAGTGCCGGCCGACGTCGGACAGCGTCCTGTATGTGTTGGTCATCAGGCACCCACCGCGATCAGCTTGTACGTGACACCCGTCGGCTGCGAGTGCGTGATGGTAATGAGGCCGGTCGCCGGGTTCACCTGGTCCTGAGTGAGCCGGAACGCACGGGCCACACCCGCGTTGGCGACCGACGCGGAGATCGTGTTGCTCGCCAGCTGGTTGCCCGCACTGGTCGAGCCGTGGTCGGAGATCGTGATGTTGTCGGTGCCGGCGCCGTTGTTGATGATGTCCAGGACTGCGCCGCGGGGGCCGAGGATCGACCCGGCGACCGTGTCCGATGCGGCGACGGCAGCAGGTGGCGACAGGGTTCCCGCGTTCGTCGGGGTGATGGCTGTGAGTGCGGCCACAGTGGAGACTCCTCGCTCAGAGTTGCGCTAGATAGCTGACGACGAACACGACCCGGGCTTTCGCACCCGCGTCGGTCTGCATCGGGATGTACCGCTGCTCGGACAACCACGACTGCATCACCAGGCCACCGAGCAGCAGGTCTGCGCGTAGTGCGTCCTCGGCGGCCGACACGATCGCGAACGCCCGGGCCCGCGCCCCGACGATGTCGGTGTCGCCGCGGGTGACGAGTGCAGCGCAGGTGACCTGGCCGGCCTCGAACTTGGTTTTGAGGAACGCCTCGTGTGACTGTTCGGCAGCGGCGCCCTCGGTGGTGTCGTCGAGGTCATCGGCGTCGTACCCGACGAACAACCACTCCGGTTCGCTCATCGCGTTGACCTGCGGTCCGTCGACCACGTTCACCGGGTCCAGCGGGACGGCGGCCTGCCACATCGCGGTGAGCGCGAGACATACCGCGTCGACCTTGGACGCCATCAGGCGAGACCGATCGGGGTCTCGTCGGGCAGCTCACCCAGCACCCGGTACGGGATCATGTACCCGCCACCGGTCACGACGTAGCCGCGATCGTCACCCTGTTCCGAAGGCAGGTTCCCGAGCTTGGTCTTCCACAGGTGCGCCACGATGAGCTTCGCCGCGTTCGTCACGTTCGCCGGGACGGAGACCCGGCCCACGGTGTAGGTGACGTTGAGGAGTCCGTCGGGGAACGGTGCACTGGACTTGCGAGTCAGGGTGCCGTAGTGGCTGTTGATGTTCAGGTCGGCGAGGTCCAGCGGGTTCGACCCGTCGGACACGAGCGTGATCGCGGTGACGTCGAGAATCTGTGTCAGCGGGAGGTAGATGCTGTACCAGCCGCCCCATACCTGTGCGGTGACAGTGCGGCGAGCAACCGGCCCGACCCGCTGCTCGATGACCTCAGTGGCCGCCTCGAGGAACTCGCGTAGCTCGTCGTCGTTGGCGGTGCTGGCGACCGGGATCCGCAGGTGTGTCTTCGCGTCGGCCAGCGATAGCAGCGCCGGGGATGCTGCGGCGCGGGTAATGAAAACGTCCTGGTAAGCGGTGCTTGGTGTGGTGGTGACGAAGCGCCACGTATAGCGGCCCTCGAGGGTGGGGATGTACGTGTGCCGGTATTGGCCCGTCACGGCCGGCGGGTTGGTGACGGTCGGGGTGGCGGTGGTGCCGTCCGGGAGAGTGATCGTGAGGGTGACGACGGACGCGTTCGTGAGTGCTCCGGCGGCGTCCTTCACGTCGACCGCGATGGGTACCGAGTCGCCGACATCGAACGGCATGGTCAGCCTCCTGTCGCGGTCGGGACGGTGGATGTCGCGGCGTTGCCTGTCGATGCGGTGCCGGCGGCTGCCAACGCGACCGGTGCGGTGCCGGTGGCTGAGACCCCGACCGGCACTCCGGCCGACCCCGGAACACCGGTCGGGGTGGTCATGGTGGCGGCGTGGGCGGTGCCGGGGGTGAACACGAGACCACTGATGGTCGGGGTGTTCGCGACCCCCAACGCCGCCGCTGCCTGCGCCGCTGCCCGGACACTGAGGGATGCCGCGGACACGGTGCCGACAGCGACGGCGGTCTGTGGAGTAGGGGCGACCCGGCTTGTCGCGCCGTTCGCCGTGCCGGTTCCGGTGGCCACACCGGCCGCAGCATTGGTGGTCGCGCCGGTCGTGACCGTCGGGTTGTTCGCGACGCCTGCGGCGGTGGCCGTGATGGGTGTCGGCGAGACCTTTCCTGTCGCGCCCTGTGCGGCCCCTGTAGCGGTCGCAGTAGCCGGGGTGGGTGCGACTGCCACCGTGGCGTTGTTCGCCGTTCCTGTGCCCGCTGCGTGGCCAGCGGGGGCGCTTGTGATGCTTCCCGTCGAGACGGTCGCGTTGAATGCGGTGCCGGTGGCTTCGGCGCTGGTCGGGTTGACCTTGATGGCCGGTGAGGGGGGCTGTGCGGCCCCTGTGGCGGTCGCGGTCGCCGGAGTGGGGCTGACCTTGGTTGTGGTGTTCTCGGCCGCCCCAGTGGCCGTGGCGGCCCCCGCAGAGGCCTTTACGGACGGGCTCGGGTTGTTCGCTGTCCCTGTTGCGGTAGCACTCGTCGGTCCGGTGGCGATCTGGACCGTTGCGTCGAACGCTGCGCCTGTCGCTTCGGCACACTCAGCCGGTGCGTTCGTGCCGGTGACGACTTCAGCTGGCGAGGTTGGGAGGATCTGCCGGTGCTTGAACCGGCGTTCCCAGGTCAGACCTGGGCGAGCGGACTGGACCGGACCGGCGGCGTCCGGGGCGAGCACCCCGAGGAACGCCTTCATGAAGTCGCTGATGGAGTGGGTCGCCGTGACACTGCCGGTCGTACCCGACACCACCGCGTCACGGGTGTCGACCGTGATGACGATGACGTCTTGGCGTTCGGTGTAGTTCGTCGGCTGGGTGAACCCGCCGCCGCCGTTGAAGTTCGTCCAGAGACCGACCGCGTCACCGTTCTCGGCGGATGGGCTGGTCGACACGTTCAGCGTCGTGACCGCGGCCACGGACTCGGCGGTCCCCGGGGTCCCGTCGAACGCGTCGCTGGCGCGACCCGAGAAGAACGCGCACACCCCGGCGCAGAACGTCGCACCGGTCCAGCTGAATGTGTAGGTGCCAGCGTCGGCCGCGGTCAGCTTCTTGGAGTAGACGACCAGTCGGCCGCGCGTCGCCGCCGAGGTCTGTAGGTCAGCTTTCGCTGCACCGAACTCGGCCGGTGCGGTGACCGCCGCGGTGGACTCCATGTAGAGCCCGACGACGGCGACAAGGCCAGCAGCCGAGCTGCCTGGTACCGGGATGGCGGCGCTGGTCGCACTCGCACCGGAGAGACTCGACGAGGAGACGTAGGCCATCGGTCAGACCTCCGGTCTACGGCGCGCGTCAGTTCAGACCGTAGAAGAGCATCTGCTGGACGGTCGTCGTGTTCGCCACGTTCGACGCCGACCACGTCCCGAACAGCTCGACGTACTGCGTCACGCGCGGGTCGAGCGCGGTCCAGGTGCCGCTGAAGATCTGCTCCGGCGGGGCGGTGGACACCGCCCCGCCGGACGCGACCGTCATGTAGGTCACCGAGCCGTTGACTTGGATCGTCATCGTCGAGGTCGCGAACGCGGTGATCGTGAACCAGGCCTCGATCTTCCACCCGGCGGTGACTGCCGCGGTGGGGGTGTACGCGGTGTTGATCGTGATGTTGTTGGTCGAGGTCCCGGGCGTCGGGTTGATGTTGATGGCGTTCGCGAACGTCGCCGCCGCGGTGTTGCCGATCGTCCCCATCACCTTGAGTTCGAAGGCCCGTCCGACCGGGTTGACGCCCTCGTTCATCGCCCAACCGGCAGGGATCGAACACACGGTGTTCGTACCGACCACGCCGGTGTACGCGGCGATGGTCGTATAGGTGTTCTTCGTGATCGCCGCGGGCAGGCTGTAGAGCAGCTCGACCTGCTGGCCGGTATTGAAGCTCATGTCGTGATCCTGAACCAACCATTGGCGTGAACCACGATCGTGAACGTGCCGTTGGTCACCGAGTTGGAGCCACCGAAGTAGTTGAAGCACACACCCTGGTCGGCGACCGGCGTGGCGATCGTGTCGTCATAGACCAGGCAGCCGAACGCCGCCGCGATGTCCGCGGTCGCGCCGGACGCCACATCGGGCGAGTCGAACATGACGATCCCGCCCGCCGACGTGGTCAGCGTCTCAGTGCCCAGCGACACGCCACCGGTGGGCCAGTCGGTGCCGCCGCCGGTGGTGTCGATGATCTCCGCCGCACCGTGCCAGGTCGCCGCATAGGCGCTGTTCGCCGCGGTCGCATCCCGGTCAGGAGTGGCGCCCGTACCGTACAGCGCGGCCTTGAACACGTCGGTGCCGCCCAGTTTGAACTGCGCGGTGTCGGCCAGCACATCGGCGACGAACTGCCGGTAGATCCGCGAGTCGGTCCAGGCCATGGTTCAGTCCTCTCTTGCCGTTGCCACGGCCGTCGGTGCGTACACCGTGCAGTCCTGCCCGTCGTCGCGGGTCGTCACCACAGACATCACCGGACGGCCCTCACCATCGGTCTGGACATCCTCGCTACCCACGTAGTCACCCCGCTCGACCGGCACGACCTTCGCAGCCGTGCCGGCCGCCACGAACGGCACCGTCAGCCCCTTTAGGCCGCGGCACGAGTGGAACGGGGTATGCGGGCGCGACCCATGGGTCACATGGGTCGCGTCGCAGTTGGGGCACTCCCAGCGGTGTTCGGTCACTTCTGACGGAGCAGGGTCGCCGTGCCGTCGGCCACCGTCGCACCCACGGCCGGCGGGGACGGGTCGGATGCGCCCGTGGTGCCGGCCACCGTGACGATGTACTTCTTGCCGTCGGTGACCTGGATCTCCTGGTTGAGGGTCACCGCCGACGAGACCGGTCGGATCACCCGCCGCAGCGGGCGGCCCATCCGGTCGACGGTCGCCGTGGTGACGGTGCCCAGGAAGTCCAGCGAGTTCACCGTCGGCGCGACCAAGTCACGGCCGAGGAAGTCCTCACGGAACGTCGTGGTAGCCATCAGGCGTCAGCCTTCTCGGCGGCAGCGATCTCATCCCGGAGGCGCTGCTCGCCCCACCGGCCGTCGGCCTTCAGCCCGGATGCGGCCTCGTACTCCTCACGCAGGGCGTCGAGGTCCGCGTCGTTCTCTGCGGCCTCGTCGTCCCCTGCCTCGCCCTCGGCCGGCTCATCCAGGGCCTTGCCCTCGTCGGAGTCGCCGAGAACCTCCCGATAGTGAGCCTTCAACTCGTCGTCGTCGGTCGCGGCGTACAGCTCCGCGACCCGGGCACGGTCGATCGAACCGCTGACCCTGCCGTCTTCGTGCTCGTGCATTGCAGTGCCTCCACTCAGGCGAGGTTGACGATCTCCTGGACGCCGCCGGTCTCGACGATCATCGGCGTGAAGTACCCGGCGTACGCGACCTGCACACCCAGCACCGACGGCTCCGTGGCCTGCAGCGCACCCACACGCTGCTCGTAGACCTCGACCGCGGCGGTCGACATCACGATGCCGTACGTGGTGGCCGGCGCCGACACCAGACCCGAGGAGCAGTACGCCGGGATGCCGGACACCGAGCCGATGAGGCCCTGGCCGAAGTCGGCCGCCTGGAACCCCGTCGACTGCGCGTTCTGCGGGTTCACCGGGGCGAACAGCGAACCCCAGCTGCCAAGCCGCGCAGGCTGGATCACGAGGATCGGCCGGCCCTGACCCTTGGTCGCGGCGTACACGTTCGCGACCGCAGTCCACAGTGCGGCGGTGAGCTCGACCGCGGTGGCGACGCCACCGGACGCGGTGGTCAGCTCCACGTTGTTCGTGCCCGCGATCAGCGCCACGCCGAGCGCGGCCTCGGTCTGTACCGCGTACTGCGCGGCCAGGTCGTTGATCACGGCATCCATCATCTGCGGCGACGAGAAGTCCATGTCCTGCCGCGACACGTTGACGTAACCGCCGTAGGTGACCGCGTTGCCGGTGAGCCGCGCGATCGTCATCTTCTGACTCGACAGCTCGGCCTTCTCATCCGCGGCCGCACCGGCCGACCCCTGCACACCGACCAGGGTGCGGGCGGTGACCTTCGGGCGGTACCACGTCGCCGACGGCATGTTCTGCGGGCCGAGGGCGTTGACCATCGGCCGGGACGCGTCGATGAAGTTGAGGACGTTCCCGATGATCGGGTCCGGGATGACACCGAGGTTGTCTGACGTCTTCTGGTGCGCCGCGGCACGGTTGAAGACCTCGAGGCGCTCCATCGCCGACTTGGAGCCGGTCTGCGCGCCGATGTAGTCGGTCAGGTAGTGACCGGCGGACCGGTACTCGACCGGGCCGGTGTCGACCTCGCGGCGCATCTTGGCGTACTCCTGCTGCAGATCCACGGCCCGCTGCCGGGCCCGCTGCGAGGACTGCCGGGTCTCCTGCAGCATCTTCAACTGGTCGTCGAGCTCGTTGACGCGCTCCCGCGCCTTGCCGCTCATCTCCTTCTCGCTGGCGGTCAGGTCACGGCCTGCGTCCTGCGCGCCGGCGACCAGTCCCTCCAGGAACGCGGTTCGCTCCTCCAGCTCGCCTTCGAGGCGAGCGATCATGGCATCCGTCTGCTCACCGGACATGGGTGTATCTCCTTGGGTCGTAGAAACGGTTTCGATGGCCCTCTCGGCCAGCGAGCACCCGCTACGACCCGCCTCGTTCTGCGAGGCAACCCACGTTCTCCGGGGGGTCGGTAGTGCTTACGTCTGCAACTTGCTCAGTGCCTGCGTGAACGCAGGTAGGCGTTCAGTTCGTCCGCCTCAGGTGTGATCAACGGCGGGAGATCCAGTGCGCTGACAGGCGAAGCGCCGTCCCTGACGCCGATCGGCATAGCGCTGGTGTACGCCGGGTCGGGAGTGAATGCCAGGTGATCCATGAAGGCCCGCATGACCCGACGGCGGTGGGTGGCCCGGTCGAGTTCCTGGTCACGGCCACGTACGCCGAATCCCACCGACGCACCGAGGACCTCGTCGTCGGTCAACGCCAATGTCTCGTCCCCTAGAAGCGTCTGAGAGATGCGCACCTCGGCGACCAGACCCTCCTTGCGGGACGGCCAGAACTTGACGACCTTCCCCACAGTGCGAGTCTTGTCATGGTCACGGTTGGCGCGGACACGGTTCGGCCGCTTCTCGATCCCATCGAAGGCACCCGGCTCGAACGACTCATTCCACAACTCGCCCCGGTACTCCACCACCGCGGTCTCCCCGTAGGGCATCGCCACGATCTCGATGATCCGCTGAGCGAAGTTGACGCCCGCGACGCTCGACGCGCGCAACTCGATCGGCGCCATCAGGACCTGTTCGTCCTGGCTACGGTTACCTGTGCCGTCGAACTCACCCATGGCCGCCGCCTGCGCAAGCGCCTTCTTGCGGGCCGCGGTCTCCGAGGACTCGTCGCCCTTCGTGTACGGGTAGCAACGACCCTGCTCGCCCCACTTCCAACCGGGCCGCCCGTCGGTCTCGCAGCGTTTTAGGGGCATGCTCCACCGTCCTCACACGTCGCCACCTGTCAGCGCGGCCGACGCCAGATTGTCCTGCTCGGGTGCGTCACCGGTGAACCGCTCCATCGTCCGGACCTCTGCCGGCGACAGGGCACCGACGCCGACGAGCTTGTTGTATGCCTCGGCCCGCTCAGCCAAAGGCGGACGCGTGTACTCGTCACGGTTCAACTCAGCCTGCTGGCCACGCGGCAACGCCCAACCCGACAGTGCCGTCATCACATGCACCGCCTTCGGATTCAGCGACGACCGGTGATGGAACTCGAACAACGACGTGACGTTGCTGTAGGTCATCGAGTCGCCGCCCGACGGCAGACCCACCAGGAACGGGGGGACACCCAGCAGGATCGCGATCCGCGACTCCGTCCACTGCCCGAGCTCGAGCAGCGTCATGTCCTTCACCGACGTCGTCAGCGTCGACGGCTTCACACCGAAGGACAGCAGCGCGGGACGCCCAGAGTTACGGATCCGAGAATCGACGTACTCGTCGAGCTGGTCCCTGGCCTGGTCCCTGTTCAACCGCTGCTCGGTGGTCAGGAAGTACGGCGGCAGACCGCCCTGCTCCGCGATCGACCCGACCAGCTTCACGAGCAGACCAGCGGCGACCGCCCGCGGGCCACCCGCCTCCAGCGGGCCGATGCCACGTGCGCTGTCCGTCGTCGACTTGTACCGGATGTGCAGGATGTCGCCGGTCACATCCATGGAGCCGATGTTGTAGACCCGGCGCCCATCCTTCATCTCGGCGTTGACCATCCACGGCGGAATCACCCGGAAGTTATGCGGCCGGTCATCCGCAGTGGCCGCCATCGGCAGCACGAACGCCTCACCCATCTGGTAGTCCCAGAACAGCTGCTTGGCGAACTCCGCCCACGACTCATAGATCAGCGGATCCGGATTCGTCATCCACGTCGTCGGCTCGATGATCTTCCCCGAACGTGTCCGGTAGACCGGCATCGACGACAGGATCGACGCGTTCAAGTCCAGGCACGCCCACGCCGTGTCGACCAGTGGTCCGGCCTTCTCGTTGAACGCCGGCGTCGACCACTCCGCCGGCCAGCCCGACCACGGCGACGGCACCAGCTGCGCGAACCGCAGGTTCACCCCACCCGGCGGCGCGTCGAACTCGAAGCCGTGCGGATCGCCGGGCTCATACCCCGGCGGCCCGACACTCGACGGCGGATTCGCGTTCGCCGTCTCACCCGCAGAGGAGCCACGTAACCACGACCAAAAACTCACGGACTCCCCTTTCAGGTGAAGATCATCGGGCCGACCTGCGCCGACACCAGGCGAGCCAAAGCCACCGCCTCGAGCATCGACACATCCGGGCCCCGGACATCCAGCGCGCGCCTATCCCCCACCCGGCGCCACCGCGACGCCAGCACCGCCGCGTCAAGCTCCGGCATCCCACCATGGGCGAGCATCCCGGTATCCACCGCGTCCGCGAAATCCGCCGACGCCTGCACCATGTCGTCGAACGACGTGCGCACCACGTACACGCCCTGCTCCTCGAGCGCCTCGATCAGCACACCCGCCATGCCTTTCTCGCCCACCGCCACCGGCGCATTGTGCCTCCGCGCCACATCCGCCACCCGCGCCACGAACGCCGCCCTGCCCACATCCGCGCGCATCCGCTCCACCGGCGCCACGAAGCCATCACCGTAGGCACCCAGTGAGAACCACGACCCCGACGCATCCGCAGCCACACCCAGCGCCTCCGGAGCCGGAGGAACCTGCGCGGTCGTCAGATCCGGCCAGTTCGGGAACGCGCCACCCGCGCCAAGCCGCAACTGCCACCGGTTCAGGTACTGCGACTCGAACCCGGCCAGCGGATCCGGGTCGTCGAGCTCCACGTCGACCTCGCCGCGCAACGCCTTGTCGTACTTGAGCTGCATCAGCCGCAGCCGGGCCGGCGTCCAATACGCCGAAGCCGCCCGCCACGTCTCCGGGTCCGAGGTGTCCGAGCCGTCCGGCACACCCCACAACAGCAGCAGCGACGAATCCACCGCCAGCGAATCCGAGATCCGGCCCCGCATCAACGACGTCGCCTTCCGGTGCGCCGTCGACGTCAGCACCAGCTGCGGCGAGACCCGCTCCAACAGCGACGGCTCCATGCCCTCCGACACCGTCCGCGGATCCACTGCCCAGCCCTCGTCGACCATCCCGAGCGTCGTGTCGAACCCGTAAACACTGTCGGTTCCCCGGGCAAGCCACCGATGGTCGCCGTTCTCGACCGATTCACGCCCGATCGCCCGGATCACGCGCCAACCACGATCCTCGGCCCAATGCCACGCCCCACGCTGGATCTCCCGCACGATCCCGAGATCCTTGCCCGTGTGAATCGCCAGCTGCGGCTCATCGAACAGGTCCGGCCCCTGCTCCAACCGCCACAGCGCCATCGCCCGCAACCTGACCGACTTGCCGACACGGCGCGACGCCGACTCGACAGCCTCCGGCCAGCACAGCCAGTTGTCGCCGTCGCACTCGAGCTGGCGGACCACGGCCAGCTGCTGCCACCACCGCAGCACGATCCCGAGCTCCGACTCGATCCACTTGATGGCTTCCGGGCCATGTGAACCGGTCGCCTCCGGATGCACCGGCGACATCGCCAACGGCGGGTTACCGTCCTCCGGGACATGCAGGAACGGCTCAAGCCAGTCCGGGGCGTTCGCCAGGTGCGCTTCCCAGGCGAGCTCGGGGCGAATGGACCGGCCGCCGAACTCCATTTTGTGACTCCCCGTGGTTTTGGTCACTCTCTGTGTGTGTGGAAGACTGACTGCGGAGTCATGGTCCGTGGGTGTCAAAAAATCACAACTGCCATCGCCTGATGGTTACTTGGCTTCGACGCCCCGCAGTAGCCCTATTGCCACCCATGGGACATTCACGGCCTCGGTGCTCTGGTCCGCGGTACACGTTGCGGTCATGGTCATCATGTCCCAGTTCCCATGGTCCACTCGGATCCACCCATTGCCCGCATCGCCAGCAGTAGAACACCTCACCCTGTGCCATGCGGCGTGCATAGCTAGCCCTTAGCTTCTGATGGGACCACCCGTAACCCCGGGCTGTGGTGCTACCCCACTGCGGCATCGGTGATCCGTTGACGCCTCCCGCCACGGGCGAGCTCAGCGACGGTGTCGTGGTTGGACCACCAGCCAGCTTGGCGCAATGCGTCTGACCGCGCTTGCATTCCTCGGGTGAAGTTGCAGTTACGGCAGGACGGAACCAGATTCTCCGGGCGGTTGTCGTCACCGTAGCCGTTGAGGTGATCCGGTTGAAGGTGGTCTGGGTCTGACTTGGGGAGCCAATCAATGGTGCGGTTGCACCAGTGGCAGGTGTGGGGTCCTGGTCCGATGACGGCGTACAGGACGACGCGGTGTTCGTAGACCTTGCCACTCACTCCTGCTAGAGGGTGGTCAGGCAGGGTCAGGCTTTTGTACCGGCGGCCCTTGCTGACGGTAATGCGGGATGCGTGAGCGACCTTATCGATGCTGCCGTGGCGGTACCAGCGGTGATAGTGCATCTTGCACCATTCAGCCGCGCCGGACCGTGCCGGGTTGGTGCATCCCGGTACGGCGCAGGGCTTCGTCATCTTCGCCATGGGTACCCCCCCAGCAGTGGAGCCCCTGACCACGGGGGGGTCAGGGGCTCGAGGGTCAGCAGGCATACCTGTTCTGCTGGCACAGAGCGTGACACAGGTAGCCCGCCTACGCAAGTAGGCCCCATCATGCAGGCCTCACGTGGCACTCGCATCGGCATCGCCTAGGCTTCGTGGTCCCCTCTCGGGTGACCATACCTAGACACTTGTCATGCTGGGCTGCGATGCACTCGGCCAGCAGTATCGGGATAGGTGGCAGCTCAGATCTAGGTTCTGGCCAGCCACTGAGCCAGGCACCGAGGGTACGGATGCCGTCGACTACACCGGCTGAGACATCCTGAACGAAGCGGGTCGCATAGCCCATCGGTCATCCCACTTTCTGGGTCTCGTTGGCGAGTACGTCGAGTGCGTCGCCCACCCGGTACAGCGTGAGACCGACGGGCTTGTGGGTTCGGATGCGGCCTCGTTCAGCCCATTTGCGCACCCGGTCGGCACTGAGAGGTTGGCCGTAGAGCCAGGACACGGCGCGGGCGAGGGTGGCGGCGTTCACGAGCTGGTCTTCGGCCTGCTCGAGGAGCCATGCACGGCGGGCCGGGACATCGTAGGTGAGCTGACATTCGGGGCAGGTGACTGTAGGCGAACCGGTCCTTGCGTACATGTCGCGGCGGCAGGTGTCGCAGGGCCCGGCGTACCACCTGTCGCCGGGCCTGTCGACGAGTTGGCGGAGCCGATCCTCGAGGTGAGTGAGCTCGTCGAGGATGTCAGGGGCCCAGTCGGTGCAGCGGATGAGGGTGGGATACCACAGCAGCCAGCGGCAGCAGGCGACCACATCATCGGCCGGCAGGGGTCTGCTGGGCCAGCGGTCGTGCACCACCCGCACCCAGGTGGTGATGGTGTTGTGGACGGCGTCGACTAGCGCGGTGCCGGCGGGGATGGTGCAGGTGAGCTCGCCGTCGACCTGGACCCAGGCGTAGCGGGCGAAGCGCGGGTCGATGGGGAGGTGGTCGCCGTGCCGGCCGCCCTGCCCGCCGTAGCGGGTGAGCTTGGCGCGGACGTTGTCGAGGTCTTGCCAGTAGGAGGAGATGTTGACGATGGCCTGCTCGAGGGCCTTGGTGCAGGTGGCGCAGAGGGTGGCGCCGGTGATGGGCCGGCCGCAGGGGCAAGTCACACGTCCTCCTCGGGCACGACGGTCGACCAGCCGCAAGTCGGGCACATGTACTCGCGGCCACCGCCGTAGAGGTCGACGAAGCCGATCCTTCTGAGGCAGTCGGGGCAGGTGTCGACGCCTTCGGGCTGTTCCCAGCCGGGGCCGGATCCGGTGTCTGTCCAGGTGTCCATGGTGCTCCCTCGCGCGCGTTACGGCGGGTCGTGTGGATTCGACGGTTTTGGGCTGGGCCCCTTAAACAGCAACCACAGATAAGGGACGCCGCGTAAGCGTTAGTCTTCTTAGAGGTACTTCTTAGGACGCCTACGCAACCGACGTCGGATTCTCAGGCGCTTGTCCTCCTCGCTCTTTCCATAGGACCACTCCTAGACAGGTCTGCTGACTGGTCTGGTGTTTCGAGTGGTTCCTCGAACAGTTCCCACCGACTTGTCCACATGCCATGAGGGGTCTGGAACTTGCTGCGGCGCAGGTAGCCGCAAGTCTCCAGTTCGGTGAGGGCGGTGCGTACGGCGTCGCGGCCTTCTCGGGTCTGGGCGGCGATCCGGACGCTGTCGGTCTCCCAGTCGTCGCCCATGGACAGCAGGTAGGTGAGGAGGCCGCGGGCGCGGAAGCTGAGCCGGGCGTCCCGTAGGAGGTCGTTGTCGATGATGGTGAAGTTGTGGTCCTTGAGATGGCGATGGATCTTCATTCGGCGGCCTCCTCGAGGAAGTCGAACATGGATGCCTGCCCGTCGACCTGAACGGCGGGCTTGAGGATGCGCATGGCCCCGGCGAGCTGGCGTTGGTCGGTGGTGCGCCAACGGGCTAGGCGGCTGTAGTCGGCGGACATGTCGAGGGTGATGCCGTGGCGGCCGAGGGCTAGGGCTGCGAGGGCGGTGGTGCCGGTGCCGCCGAAGGGGTCGAGGACGACGCTGGGGCGGGTGGGTGCGGTGGGTTCGGGGCAGGCGCAGGCGTAGCCGGTGATGGCGACGATCTTGCTCAGATTAGGGGCACCTTCCCACGAGTGATGCCCGGGAACTGGACCCTTCTGTCCACGCGCGTATGAGTCGCCGCGAGTCTTGACGTAGCTGGTCGAGCTTGTTGGCGCCCGCCCCTCGCCGCAGGCGGTGCAGATGCCTGGTGGTGACCAGCCCTGGATGATGCGCCGCGGCCACTCGGTGGGGAACGCGGCGAAGTGGTCTATCTCGGGGCGGATGCTGGGCCGGCCACCGCGGACCCCGGTGCGGCGCGCGTAGCGCCAGGCGTCGAGCTCGGAGAAGAACCATGCCTCGGTCCGGCCGTTGCGGACGACGCGATGGGAGGGGACGGTGAGGGGTTCGGTGGGGATTTCCCAGACGCTATTGGGCAACTTGCCGAGGGGATGCGCTGCAAGCACTGTCGCGGTCTCGGTTCGCTGCTCGCCTTGGCGTGGTCCTTCTCCTAGTGCCTTGCGGTCAGACCATGAACGCCCGTTGTACTTGTCAACCCGCTCGCGGATCTCGTCGACGGCGCTGTAGTACCGCGGCTGCAGCGTGAAGTGGAACCACTGTTCGTGGCTGCGGCGAACCCGGTCGGTGACGGACTCGGGTAGTCCGTTGGGTTTGGACCAGATGACCTCGGCGCGGAGGATGAGGCCGAGGCCGGCCGACCCTTTCGCTGCGGCTTCCTCGAGGGCGTCGATGCGGCGATGGGCGGTGCGCTGGTCAATTTCACCGGCTGCGAGGTCGTCGATGACTTCGCGGACGGCCTCGACGTGGAGGTGGCCGGTGCGGGTGGTGTCGATGCAGCGCAGCGCGTACCGCCACGGGATACCCATCAGCGACTTGGTGGGAATGTCCGAGGCGCGACGTGGTGGTCTAGCCGCGCGGCCGGTCATGCCGTCGCTTGAGCCTTCGCCGCCGCCACCCGAGCCTGCGTACTTGTCGCCGAGGTTGATCCACAGCGACCCCGACGGCTTCAACACCCGCACGCATTCCCGCGTCACCTCGACCAGCGCGTCGACGAACTCGGCCGGGGTCGGCTCGCTGCCGATCTGGCCGGCGTAGTGCTCGCCACCGTCCTGGTAGCTCCGTAACGCAAAGTAAGGGGGGCTTGAGCAAATGAGGTCGACGCTGTCATCGGCCAGCGGTAGCCGGCGGGCGTCGCTGCGGATGACCTGCGCGCGGCCGGTCATACGTCGTCCGGCATGGTGAACAGGTCTGCGGGGATAGCGACGCGCCGCACCTTGCCCTGCTGGGTCCACTCGGCGTCACGGGCAGCCTCGGCAGCGGCCACCGACACGAACGCGTGCCAGTCGTCGCCCCTATTGCCGGCCGAGGCCTGGCACTGGTCGACCCGCAGCCCGCACACGTCGCAGCGCCACGAGTCCTCGAGGGTGGCCGGGCCGGGGGTGCGTGGCCCGTTGCTGGGCCGGGTGTGGAGGCGGGCGATGACATCGGGGGCCTTGATGGACAGGGTGACCGGGGCCCGGTTCTGCAGGTCGCGGGCGATGGCGACGCAGGCGTAGGCGATGTCGGGCTGGTTGTAGTCCTCGGCGAGCTGGGTGACCTGGTCGCGGACGGCCCGCTGGTCCCAGTCCTCTCTAAGGGTGCGGACCACGACGGTGAGCGCGTTGATGTCGGGGATCGTCATCATGAGGCGACCCCCAAGTGGTCGCGGATCTGCTCGCCAACCCACTGCGTGTAGGCGGGGGGGATGGCCTCGACCTGGTCAGCCCAGCGGGTAACCCACTCGGTACCCATCGCCTCGCCAGCTTCTTTCACGGTGCGCGCGGTGCGGCCACCGTCGGGGATTTCGTCGGCCGCTGAGCCGTAGACACCGACGGGACGGCCTTGCTCAGCGTGCCGACAGCCGGGCTGCAGACCGAGGGGCATGTTGGACTCGAACCAGCGATGGCGACGGACCTTGAGCCCGAACGCTGACCCGCACAGCAGCACGTCGGGCCGGATGGGAGCGCCGGGCACGTTCTCGATGACGTAGGGACCTCCCCACGCGGCCAGGGCGGCCCGTACAGGACCGATCAGGTCATGCGCGTCCTCACGTACCGTCCCGCCCTGCGCGGCCCGCAGATGCTTGGCGCGGGTGTGCTCCTGGCACGGTGGAGACGCGTGGATGACGTCGAACAGAGCGAGGAACGGCGCGTCCGTGAGCACGTCGAGCGCGTCGGCGACGGTGAGCCGGTAGGGGTAGTCCTTGTGCGGATAGAGGTCGACTCCCCACACGTCGTAGCCGGCGCGGTGGTAGCCGACGGAGCAGCCGCCGGCTCCACAGAAGAGGTCCAACAGGCGTGGTCTCATGCTGACACCCGGTTCGCGTCGTACCAGACGCCGCCTTGCAGCACCCAGGCGGGTTCGCGGACGATGAGCGAGTTGCCTGGGTTGCGGCACTTGTAGCACTTGTCGTGCTGGGTGCGGGTTTGTGAGCCGCAGGGGCAGTACCGGACGGGTTGGCGTCGCCCGGTGCTGCGTGCGGCTGTGGCGGCGGCGTGGGCGCGTAGGCATTTGTCGCAGGCGGGCTCCTTCAGTTGCCGGCGGTGGCGGTAGTAGCCGGAGTCGGTGCCGCACCGGGCGGTGCTCGGCCGGGTCACGTCAGCGTCTCCTGCCGTGTTCCGACCAGTCGCAGCTCGATCTCGGCACCGGGGATCGGCTGCGCGTGGGTGACGTAACGCTGCTGCACGTTGAGCTCGACAATCTGCGAGTCGTCGCGGATCACGCCGGAGTCCTTCAGTGCGTCGAGGGTGGAGCGCACGCACTTGTCGATGTCCGGTTTCTTGTCCATCCACTCAGGGGCGTCGTCGCGCAGCAGGTGGTCGTTGCGGCCGGTGCGGTAGTGGTACTTGGGGCGCTGGAACCAGAACACGATGTCGGCGCGGACGGGCCCTGGTAGCTGTTTGTGGTCCTCGGCGAGCACGGCTGCCTTGACCGCCTCGCGCCAGGGGGCGACCTTCTTGGACGACTCGACCTGGGCGACTTTGCCGGTGAACTCGCGGTTGGCGCCGCTGCCGCGCCAGATCGGGCGCGCGTGTTTGCTGCCCTGAGGCGCGGGGGTGCCGTGCACGGTGAACAGGTAGCTCGTCATCGCACCTCCTCGGACTGGCGGGCTGCGGCCCGCCGCCCCTCAGTGAAAGTCAATGAATCCGGAATCGGAGGCGAGTTCACATGCCTTGGTCCAGTCGTTGTAGACCTCGCGGTGGAAGTCGTATGTGTCGCCTTCACATTCGGCCTGCCAAGCCTCGTAGCCCGCATGGAAGTCGCCGAGCAGATCGGCTGCAGCGAGCGGCCCGATGTCACCCTCGTTGTCGGCGAACCAGATCAGCTCATAGAACGGCAGGTCAGCATCCCTGTGCGGGTTGAACGTCCCTGCTAGACGCTCACGCCACCAGCTGTAGCCGCTGTACGAGCCAGCCCGGAACGAGTGGGTCCTACTGTCGCTGATGTCATAGCAGCGTCCACCGATGAAGCCTTCGCCGCCGAGCGTGGTGAAACGGTCAGCGTCAGCGAGTCCCCGGTATGAGTGGCCGAACGAGTCGTAGGCGAACACCTGGCAATGGTCTTCGTCCTCGCACCACTCCCTCGGGAAGTCCACGTGGCGATCCACTAGGCGAGCATTGGAGTAGGCGGTGATGTCGAGCCCCATCAGGTGGTCTCCTCGGTGTCTTTGCTGAACGGGGGGGCGGCGGACTCGTCCACAGGCCGGTCCACAGGCTGCGCGTCCGACTTGCGGCCCGTGATTTCATCTGCCGTGACGCGATGCGGCGGGAACTCGTCGTCCTTCACGACCTCGCCGCGCTGGATCGACATGTACGTGATACCTGCCTGCACCACATCGTCAGCGGTCCACTGCCCGCGTTTGCGGCCGATCCGCTGTTCCAGCTGCTCGACCGTGACGTCGATCCCGCGGAAGCTGTCAATCATCGTCTGGATGCGCTCCGGCAGCGGCACCCCCTCACCGTTCTGGAGGGTCGCCCGGCACAACTGCTCGGCCTCGTCGGTCAGCCACTCCGGCAGCACCGAGAATAGGCACTCGCGGACCGCGCGGGCACCGATGTTCTGGTTGTTCAGGTACACGTCACCGAGGTCGGTGAGCTTCTTGCGCTTGCCGCCGGCCATCCGCTCGTGCGGCACCTGGAACGTGCGGGTGGAGCGGACGTTGGTCTGCTGGTCCCACGCGAATGCCTGGATCTCCGACAGGCCGGCGGCGTCGTCGCGGCGCAGTTCCCGGACGCCGTAGTCGAGGTTCCCCCAGATCCGGGCGAGTGCCCGGGCGAGGTGGACGGACTTGCCGGAGCCGCGGTTGGGGACGGCGTAGAACGCCTTGCTGGCCAGTGCGAGCCGGCCGCAGGCGTCACGCATCTCGTGCTGTGCGCGGGCCATGTCGCGGGGCATCTTCTGGGCGATGATGACCGCTGCCTCAACCTCGGCCGCGGCGCGGGACTGTTCGATCGCGGTCGTCTGTGTGACGGCGACGGCAGGAGCGGTCTTCTGGACTTCGGTGCTGGCCATCAGTCGGCGCCTCGGATCCACTGCCGGGCGATCTCACACAACGCCACGAACACGCTGTCCTTGTCCTGCTCGAGCTGCCCCAGCTGGTCGTACGGCACCATGTCCGGATGGGTCTTGGCCTCGACATCACGGACCCAGCCATGTCTCCACCCCATAGCGTCATAGGCCCTCACCCAGTCGTCGTGTAGCTCCTCCGGCGATGACTTGCGGTCAGGTCCGCACATCATGTCGATGACGTCCAGGAACTGCGTGCGGAACGCCTCGTCGCGGTGACTCCAGGGCTCGGGGATGATCGGGGCGCCAGCCGCGGCTGCGGCAATGCGCGCACCCTCATAGACGAAGATGGCTCGCCTCTCCGTGAGGGATCCAGTCGGCCATTCCAACGCATCCATGGGGTCATCCTGTCTGTGTGAGTTCTTCTAGGTAACGGTTTTCGAGCCATGGCGGGAGTGAGATCAGCTCGACCTCGCGGGAGTAGCCGGGCCATTCGCCGGTGCGCCGGCACTCGGCGTAGATGTCGATCGCGCGCCGGTTCAGGTGCTGGCCGACCCGCAGAGCCAGGCCGTCCGGCTCGGTGACGGTCACGAGGTACGGCGGGTCCTTCTCCTGCGCTATGAACACGAACGCGACATCGGTAGCGAGCCCGAGCGCCAGTACCGCGTCGCGGTACCAGGCGGCCTGCTGGAAGTACCCGTAATCGGCGGCGGACCGGGCGAACCTCTCCGGCTCGGCCGAGCGGGTCGTCTTGTACTCGGGCAGGATCATGCGGCCTGCGGTTGCCTCCGGCAACCAGTCCAGTAGTGCGCGGCGCCACACCCCGGACGGTTCATCGACCCAGAACAATGACTGCTCCGGTGTCCCCTTGGCGGGGTCCAGCAGGGCGGCAGCGACCGGGTGTTCGCGGATGGCCGCGGCCATCGCCTCGACCTGCTCCAGCACGGCCCGTTTCAGCGGGACGCCGCCACGCTCGCGGATCTCGGCGACCTCGGCCTTGACAGCCTTGGTGTCCCACCGCTCATGGTCCACCACCACGAGCTCGGGGCCGGCGCCGAGGATCATCCTGTGCGCGGCGTGCCCTTCTTCGAACACGGCCTTGTGGGGTTCGGGGTGGTCGGCGTACCAGCGGAACAGCGCGGGGCAGGACGGGGGCAGCAGTCGGCGAGCACCGGTCGAGGACAAGGAGCCGCCGGGTACAGGGTCACGGTGGTACTCGGTGACCGGTATGGGGTAGACGCCGGGCTCGAACCCGGTCACGACGACACCGCCCTGGACTCCCGGTGGTGCGCGCGGCGGCAGGTCCTGCAGTAGCGTCGTCCATCGCCAGTGCCATACGTGTTCTCGGGTGTGAATTCATGGCCACGCTTGCAGTGCGTCTGCCGGGCGCGACAGGCCCACGGACTGTATCCGCGAAGCAAGTTGGTCCGGGTGGTAACGGGCTCTAGATGGTCCGGATTGACGCACGCTCTGTTCCTGCATAGATGGTCGAGCTCCAAGCCAACGGGGATGGGTCCGACCAGGATCTCGTACACGACTCGGTGCGCGGCTCGCCACTTGCCGGTGGCAACTGAAAAGCGCCCGTATCCCTTGGCCAGAGACGCCGTCCACTCCCAGCAGTCACCCGAGAAGTCGATCTTCACCCACAGCCGCTGCTCCAGCGGCTTGCGCGGATAGTTCCCCATCAGTCCGGCTCCATCGCGTCGCAGCGCCTACAGATGGGTCGGACGGCGTTGCCCACGATGGCGGTCAATAGACCGTCCTCGGTCTCGATGACGCGCTCGCAGAGTCCGCACTGCAGCTCGTTGCCGTCGGCCACGTCTTCCAGGATTTGGGTGAGCGTCGCGTCCTGCGCGGCGGCCACGACGTCGGCAGGGTGCTCCCAGCCGGTGCCCTTACGCTTCGACGGGTTCATGGGTCTAACTGCTTCCCGCACGCCGCGCAGAAGGTGGCTCGCCTGGTGTCCACCAGCCCGTGAGGCGTGTGTCCTGGTCGCATGTGCCACCACAGGAGTAGCCATTGCCGGATGCTCATATCAGTCCTCGGTGGGGTGGTCGACGGCGGCGGGGCGGTAGATGACGTGGATGCCGGCGGTGGTCTCGGCGCCGCACTTGCAGCAGGTCTCGACCTCGCCGGTGGGTTCAGTACGGGGCTGGTCCGTTGGGCGTTCCCTGTACCAGCAGGGCTCGCAGACCGGCTGACGCCACGTCATGGGCGGTCATCCCTGGCCTGCCTCAGCATTTCCTCGGTGTCCCACAACTGCTGATGGATGAGGTTCGCGGTGTCGATGACCCGGTCCATCTCGCGGTACATGAGGCGGCGACCGAACAGGACACCGATGACGAACCAGCCGGCGCCGTAGGCGATGAGCCCGGCCCAGTTGACCCAGGTCATGACTCACCTCGCCACGCCTTGACGAATGCGATGGGGTAGTCGCTGAGGCTTTCCCACAGGTAATCGGCGGCTTCGGCCTCATTCTCAAGCCAGTCGGCTACAGCGAGAGCGACAGGCGGCGACCATGCCGCGATGTGTCCGCCATTACCGTCACTCGTCCAGTACGGGCCACGGAGTTGCGCGACGATGCCCTCTTGATCGGCGTCGATGACAGTCCACTCGTCCTGCCGCCACGTACCCGGGGTGGCCTTGCTGGCGAGTTCGCGAATCTCTGCCACGACAATGCGCAGGTCGGTGGGTGTCATCGCAGGCTCCACCAGGAGGCGAGGCTCGTGCTCTTCCGCCGCAAGCAACAGGGCGGCGCCTTCCCGCCTTTTATGGACGGCAAGTTCGGCATGATGCTTCGCCCACTCGCGGAGCCTTGCTGCTGGGATCGTCATCAGTCACCCCCGGCGGCGGCGAACCGGGCGACCCTGTCGCGGACCCCGGCCAGCACCCGCTCCACCTCGGCTGCCGCGTAGTCCCTGGGGGTCACCCGCGCGGCCTCCAGGACGAATGGGACCGTCAGGTAAGCGATGTGTCTGGCGGCGTACACGTCCTCGTCGATCAGGGCGAGTGCCATGATGCGGGCGTCCTTCATCAGCCGGGTAGCGCGGCGCTTGTCGGCGGTGGTGGTCACGATGGCTTGCCTCCTGGTAAGACGAATTTGATATCCAGCTCGCCGCCGAGGGCGCGGCAGTAGGCCTGCAGGGTCTTCACCGGAACGTCCTTCGCCTGCGCCTCCATGTAATGGACTGTCGAGTTCGACGCGCCCATACGACGCGCGACCTCGCGTTGTGAAAGGCGCAGGGTCTTGCGATAGCCGACGAGCCAGTCGATGAGGAATTGGTAATCACGCGCGTCGGCGGGGTGCGGTGTCATGTGGTTGGTCATCGGTCGATCCAACGGCGACGCGGCACCTTGGCGCAGACGCGACAGCGGCACCATGGCTTGTAGAAGTGCTTCATCGGTCGTCCTCCTCAGGTTCGGTGGAGACGCGGTCGCGGAGTGCGCGGAGGACGTCGACCAGCTGTTCGACGGCCGGTGGGCTGACGACGACGTAGCCGGCCATCGCGGCGAGCGACGACAGGGCCATGGCGCGTCGTATCGGGTCGGTGTCGTGGACGATGGTGCGGAAGCATTCGGCGGCTTCCTCGGCGCCCATGTGCCGGCCGAAGGGAGGCGACGGGTCGGGGTCAGGGCCACTCGCTTTGCGAGGCACACTCCCCGACCCGTCGCCGGTCTGGGTATCGCGGGACGGGCAGGTGGCCGCGCGATCAATCAGGATGCCCTGTAGGCCGAGGTCTCGAAGTTCGGTCCACAACACATGGACGCGATCCATGTCAACCCAATCGGGGAACGCCAATTTAGCGTCATCTGGGTCCGCGACGAGGGGAAGCGACGGTGGGGTGGACGATGAGGTCGCCGCATCTGACCGCCCGGTGATGCGGTCACGCATCCTGTCGTAGCTGGCAGCGGCCTCGGCCACGGCCGGGTCGGTGCGTTCCAGGTCTTCGAGCGCCTCAGTGAGCGACGGTGGGGTGGGCGATGGGGGCGCACCCACCCCACCGTCAGGGGGCGACGACGGGGCAGACATTGCTTTCGCTTCCGCCCGGGGATCAGCCGAGGGGCCTACCCCGTCGTCGGGTGGGGGCGACGACGGGCCCGGTGGGGGGGTTGGGCCAGGCCCGTCGTCAGGGACGGACTGCCGAGCCGTCCCGCTTGTGGTGGCATCGCATCCGCAGAGGTGCTCACCGGCGTGATCCGGTAGGTCCATGCAGATGTGGTCACGGGGACTCGGTCCCCACGTTCTCCACTCGTAGTCACAGGCGTCAGCCATGGTCGGCCCCCTGCCGTGGCCGCAGCGGTCCGGGGCGGTCGGGGCGGTCGAGGAGCTCGTCGAGCAGCAGGTCGCGCAGCTGGCGAACCAACCCAGGGCAGTGGGTCGGTTCATCCGTCACCAGAGCCAGTCCCAGCCGCGGTTCTGCATCTCGAGCCACCTCCTCCCATCTCATGACGGGTCCTTGATCTCGGCGCCGACGATGCGACCCGTATAGGCATGCACCTCGAAGTCGTCGTTCGTTGACTTCTCGCCCGGTAGGCTGACCAGCGTCAGACCGACGTCTCTGCGCATCCATTCCTCCGTGACGACGAACAGGTAGTCCTCCGCTGTCGGCTCGTCTGGCTCGGAGCAGTAGCCCGCCATCTCGTGCAGATCGTCGGCGTAGAAGCCAGGCACCTCGATGTGCAGCACGAGGTGCTTCGTTGGCGCAGCGTTCAATTCGGTCATTGCTGGTCCCACCCCGACCGGTCGGGCATCGGGGTCGTTTGCGCGCGATGCAGCGCGGGCGACAGCCGGATGAGGGTCAGGTCGTCGTGCCACTGGGCCTCGGCCTTCGTCTTGGCCCGCAGCTGGTAGATGTCGGCGAGCATGGCGTCGAGGGCGTCGACGATGTCGTCGGCGGCCTTCCGGATCGTGGGCTCGACCCAGCCGGCGTGGCGGGTGGCCCACAGGTCCACGTTGGCCTGCAGGGCTTGGACCTGCTCAGTGGTGATCACGATGCGATCGCAGAGAGTGCATCGGCGAACTCCGACAGGTGGCCGTACTTGCGTTGCAGCGCGGCGATCGCGCGCTCCATCTCCTGCAGTACCAACTTGCGTGTGAACTCGTGGGCCATAGCTTCCTCGGTCGGCTGATAGTCCGGCTGAGGGTTGTCTGCGCGTGGCACCGCGACGAAGGCCCGGATGTGACTTGGTCCTGTCGGGTGGTCGGCGTAGGTCAACGGGAGCTGCGCTACCCGGATGAGCCGGTGGGCCTGGATGCGGCGATACTTGGCGCCGGCCAGCTCGTCGTTCCACTCGAACCGGCTGTGCAACGGGTGGTCTTCGGCCTTGGCGACGTCCACGACGAGCTCAGGATGGAGTTCCCCGTGCTCGTCGCGGATCGCCAGTAGTGCCTCGCGCAGGCCGCTCATGCCGCACCTGCCTGGCCAAGCCAGGCCCGACCGAGCCGGGACGCGCCATGACCGACCGGAACAAGCCAAGCCATGCCTGCCATGTCGAGCCGAGCCAAGCCCGGCCCTGCCGTACCTGGCCACGCCAAGCCTGCCAAGCCCCGCCCAGCCTGGACGGGCCCAGCCTCAACTGGCCTTGCCACGCCTGCCTCGCCTTGCCTCACCCCGCGGCGCCCAGCCCGGCCGCACCACACCGCGCCTCGCCTCGCCTGCCACACCCAGCCATGCCCCGTCACGTCGGGACTGGCCGCACCCGGCCTAGCCTCGCCTGCCGAGCCGAACCGAGCCGTGCGCTGCCTGGACATGCCGAGCCTTGCCAAGGCTGCCTCGCCCGGCCAAGCCCAGCCGCGCCCTTCCGGGCCTCGCCCAGCCTGCCGAGCCAAGCCACGACTTGACGTGCCAAACCACGCCACGCCTGTCACGCCGCGCCGGGACAAGCCGTGCCTAGCCGGGCCTTGCCGCGACCCGCCTGCCAAGACACGCCGTGCACCGCCACGCCGTGCCGCACCCTGCCGTACCGTGCCGCACCCTGCCACGCCTGCCGTGCTCACGACGTCACCTCGATGTCGCGCGTCGGGTCGATCCGGTACGTGCCGAAGTCGCCTGACTTCTCCGGTCGCCACTCGCCTACACCGACACCCATGCCAGCGGCATCGATCAGCGAAAGCACCGAGTCACGGGTGAGCATGCTCGACACGTAGGTGACCTCGAGGACCGTCGACCACTCCGGGAACTCCGGGCGATATCGCAGGTCGGACCCGCCCCGGTTCACCGTCACCACGTCCTCACGCATCCGCGGCTCGCCGGTGATCTCCACCAGCGGCTGCGGGTCCTTGTCGCTCAGCACACCCTTGAAGAACAGAAACTGTCGCAACGCGGTCATCGTGACGTCCTTGCCGTAGAACCTGGCCGCGCCCACCGTCGCCGCCTTGAACGCGACGGCCGGGAACCCGTAGCCGTCCTTCGTCCGGTAGAACGCGGCCTCGTATTCAGCTTTCGGGTCCTTCGGCTGCTTGGGCTCACTCCTGCCCTGCATCGCGTCGAGCATCTTCTTCTTCGCCTTCTCGCTGAACCGATGGACGATCAGCGGAGTGGTCCCGATGATCGGCACGAGCAGCGTCTCGGCGGCGATCGGGCTGATGTTGACCTGCGGCGCGGGTTCGGTTGTCATGCGATACTCCTTGTCATCTGGTTGGTCCCCGCGTTTGCCCTTGCCGGCAGCGGGGACCTGCTTTTGTGTGGAACGGGCCGGGCCGCCGGGGTACAGGGGTCACCGGCGGCCCGCCCCGGGTCAGGTCTTGCGGTGGCGGTCGTACCAGGTGGCGAAGGCGTGGCCGGCAAGATGGCCGACGCCGATGGCGGCGAGGAACCTGGCGGCAGCTTTCGGGCAGCCGTCAGGGGTGCCGGGTGGCCGGGCCATCAGGGCGCCTGCGGCACGCCAGCAGCTGCGGCGCGGTTTGCCCGGCCAGTTGTCGTGTGTCATGACGCGGCCTCGGCCGACTCGCCGCTGCGGATGCGCTCGACCTCGGCTGCCTCGATGCGCAGCGTTCCCCCGGGGTAGCGGACGGCGTGGATCTTCCCGGCGCGGATCCATCGCTGGACCGTGACGGCCGAGACACCGAGGTACGCCGCCGCTTCACTGGTAGTCAGAGGTGGCCGGGTATCGTTCATGACTACCGTTGTAGTCTCTGACTATCAACATAGTCAAGACCGTACGGCCGATAACTTTTCGCTACAAGCGTAGACAACGATAGTCAAGCGTGTGCATACTGCAGACATGACAGCGCACGTCCACGGCGGGTGGGTCCCCGCCGACAGCTTCGGTCAGAGACTGATGCTCACACGCAAGGCGCTCGGCCTGAGCGTCAAGGAGATCGCCCTCGCTACCGGGCTCCACTACGCCACATGGAGCACCTGGGAGAACGGCCGGCTGCCGTCCGACAAGGTCGACGTGGCCCGGAGGCTCTCCGAGACGTACGGCGTCGACCGACCCGCGTGAACGGGCCCGGGAGCGTGACCGAACTACGAAGGAGTTCGATGTGACAGACACTACCCACCTGGTGATGTTCCTGCAGGCCAGGCTGACCGAAGACGAGGCGAACGCCAAGCGGGCAGGCGGTGACCGGTGGATCCAAGACGGCGGATCCATCCACCGAGAGAGACACGAGACCGCCCACGTCCTGGCTGACATCGCAGCCAAGCGGCGCATCATCGAGTGGCACTCTGACAACCCTCACGAATGTGAAGGCCCGCAGGGCTCCGAGTACGTCGCAGACGACGACTCCGATCCGTGCTCCACCATGAAGGCTCTCGCCTCGGTCTACGCCGACCATCCCGACTACCGCAAGGAGTGGGCCGCGAAGCCCACATCCATCCACCCGCTCGCACGCCCGACCGACGGCAACACCACCTGACAGGGGGAGACCCATGACCGAGCAGCACCCACCACAGCAGCCACCGACCCAACCAGGCGCCAGCCCCGAGCCGATGCCACGCATCGACGAACGCCACGGCGAGCTGGAAGCCGCGCGGCAGTATCAGGCGCCGTATCCGCATGCCCCGTATTACCCGCAGCAGGTGAAGGCCAAGAGCCCCGGCGGCGCTCTCGTCGCCTCATTCTTCATCCCGGGCCTCGGCTCACTGATCATCGGTGACGCCGCACCGGGGCTCGCCATCTTCGCCTGCTGGTGCACGGCGTGGGTCCTGCTCCTCACCTTCGCGCCGCTCGGCGTCCTCGCGGGTACCGCCGTCTGGGTCTGGGCCATGTGGTACGCCTACACGGGCGCCAAGAAGTGGAACACGCGGCACGGGATCGTGTCCTGATGGCGGAGATGGTCGACCGCGCGGAGGCTGAGCAAGCCGCATACCAGGCAGTTATGGACGTCATCATGGGGTACGACGTCGAGGATGGACTACGGCCTGACGAACTGCATGATGCTCTGATTGCACGCGGCTGGGTTTACCAACCATAGAACGCAACACAGCGCCCCCACCTCCGCCAGGGAGATGGGGGCGCTGCTGGGAGGGGCTACAGGGAGGATGACAGCATGAGCGAAGTGCCGACTGAATGGCAGACCACAGCCGCCGTGGTCCAAAGGGACGGCGAGATCGTCGGTGTCCGGATCGTCTGGTACCGAAGCGTCGGCGCTACCGTCGAGTGGCGTCTTCAGCCACCGTTACCCGACGTTCAGATCGAACCGGATCCCGACCAGATACAGGACGACAAGTAGGGCAGCGATGCCGATGAGGACCCACACCCAACGTGGCATGTCAGGCTTTCCTTTCCGTGACGTTCTCCACCGTGGTGGCGGATGGGCCGGTGCCGCCGATCGGGATCGACGCGATCGACGACAGCACCGACAACACCCCCCCGCCCAGTGCGATCCCCGCCGCTGACGTCCAGTCGATGTTGAACGCCGATAGCAGTCCGTCGCCGACCGCCCACGCCGCTATCGTCGCCTGTGCCGCGGTCTTGACCGCGCGTTCCGCGGACGCGATCCAGAACCCGCTGGTGGCCAGGACCGAACGGCTGGTCATCGTCGGGACTCCGACACAAGAGCCGCGAGGATGAGCCCACCGATCACGAACAGCAGGATGACGATCCACACGACGGTAGCGTCCATCAGATCCTTGCCTGGATGTCGTCGACGTCGGCCGTGATCTGGTCGAGCTGTGAGTTGAACTGCCCGGACTCAAGGAACGCGTTGTAGAGCCAGTTCGCCCGGCCCAGTGCCTGCGCGGCGGTGACGGTGCCGTTGGCGTCGGAGCCGATGACCTTGTTCCAGATCAGGTTGACGTCATCGTTGGTGAGGGTCAGTGCCATGGTTCCTCCGTTGTTCAGCTGTCCCACAGGTGGGCGCGTTCGTGGCCCGTGCGGATGACGTAGTCCTTGCCCTTGTGTGGCAGGTAGCTGCCACTGCGGTACACCGACCACGGGGTGAAGTCGGTTCCGTTCTTGCTGATGGCGTACGCCGCCGCAGCCTGGTAGTCGACCTGGCGGAGCTTGTCGGCGTCGCGCCACACGTCGAGCGGACCCCAGGCGGTTGGGTCACGCAGAGTACGGATCTGGGGGAGACCGACCGACGGGCCCCACTTGTCGCTCATGAGGGCGAGGTCGCCGACGGCGTCGGCGTAGCCCCCGGACTCGGCGTAGGTGACGCCGAGGATGGTGGCGAGTGCGTCCCCGGTGAACCCTGCGGCCTCGAACAGTGGACGGCCGGTCAGGGTTTTGGGGGCTCAGGTTCCGCCTCGGGCGTCGTGTTCTTCTTGATCTCCTCGACGTCGCCGCGGAGGTCGGGCAGCTGCTGGTTCGCGACACTGTCCAGCCGGGTCGCGGTCAACGACGTGTTCTTCCGGGTCTCGGTCGCGTTGTACTCCTGCGCCTCGGTGAGCTGGATGAGCTTCCGCTGGTTGGCGAGATGCTCCTCGATCTGTGCGTCGGTCCATGCCATGGCGCCGTCGTCTCCTGTGGTCAGCTGGTTAGCGCGGGTGATGATGCCTGGGATCTGCGCGATCTTCCCGGTACCGGGACAGATCTTGCCGTACGCGTTCGACCAGAGCTCACCGTTGGGTACGCGCCACGGGTCGATACCGAGTCGGTGATAACCGACACCGGTGCTGGCCGACAACGAGTTCGGCATGCCCTTGAGCGAGATACCGTGAAGCTTGTGGACCCAGGCTGCGAGCTGGGCGAGCGTCTCGCACTGCGCCGCGGTCCACGGCTCACTGTCCGGGTTGTTCACGCCGCCCTGGGTCTCGATGGACAGCATCGTCTCGTTGCCGTCGAGCTGGCAGGGCGCGACGTAGACCGTGTCCACATACTGCTCGACCTTGCCGTCCTTCCGCACGTAGAAGTGGGAGGTCGGGTTGCCGGACTGGTTGAAGTAGTTGAACAGCGATGCGGCCTCGGACACGGCGACGTGGTTGCAGATCCCGCGGTAACGGGCCATCGCTGTGCGGTGCCGCTTGACTTCCTTCCGGATCGCTCCGGGGAACCAGGCCACGTCAGGCCTCCTCGAGGTCGTGGCAGCTGCAGTGGTGGCAGCAACTGACAGGAGCGGGGGGTGGCGGCGGTGCAGGCAACCGAGGAAGGAATTCGACCCGTATTGTCTTGGGCTCGTCTGGTGGCAATTCTGGTGGAAGGGACATGACTGGGATGTCGTCCAGACCTCGTCCGCCGCTGACGATCATCTGCCCACCACGAGGCCTAGGGTCGTGGCCGGCGAAGAGTGCAAGCACGAGCACCCCGACGCCGAATAACCCGATGGTGGCGAGAACCCGCAGCGCCCATTCCAACGAGGCCGGCATCAGCCTTCGCTGTCCTCGGGGTCGGCCGCCGGCTCGTTGTCCTCGGGCCGCACGACCTCCTCGGCGATGTCACCGGCGTAGTCCTCGCCCGGCTCCTCCGACGGGAACGGCTCGGCAGGGGTCTCGGTCATGGTCAGCTCCTCGCGTCGATGATGTCCGGCTCAGGGTCGTACACGGATGTCGCCCGGTAGATGCCGCGGTGGTCGAGTTCCCACTCGATCACGGGTTTCTTCCGCAATCGCGGTGAGTTCGCACATGACGCGCACATCGAACGGTGGCCGTCGGGCTTCGCCTTATCGTGGTGAAACAGCTCCAGCCTCTTGGTCCGGCCGCACCGGCAGCAACGCTTCACGTCGCATCACGCCACCCTGCAGGGGCCCGACGCTGTCCGCGTCGAACCGTCGGTGTAGGAGATGACCCAGTGCGAGTCCAGGCCCGACCCGACACAGTCGGTGTCGGAGATCCCGACGCCCGCGTCACCGCGGGCACCGGACGGTCCCGCTGGTCCGGGCGGCCCCTCCGGGCCCACAGGTCCAGGCTCCCCGTCTTTTCCCGGCATCCCGTCCTCGCCGTCGACACCGGGGCTACCGTCAGCGCCATCCTTGCCGGCCGGTCCCGCAGGTCCGACACAACCGCCCGTCAGCAGGCACTGCGGCGTCTTCCCCGCCACTCCAGGCGGTCCCTGCACTCCGGGTGGCCCCTGGATGCCCTGAGGCCCCTGCGGGCCTTGTATGCCCTGCTGGCCATCCTCGCCCGGGTCACCCTTCTCGGGCATCACCGGCGCCGAAGGGATCGACACCGTGGGTTCACCGGCCTTCGCCAGCCGGCGGTTCGCCTCCTGCGCGGCCGACCTGGCATCGGTCGCGATCTGCGCGTTCTCCGCGCTCAGCCGGTATGACCGTTCCGCCTGCCGGTCCGCGCGCCATACCAGGAACCCCACGACCAGCAGTGCCGCGGCCATGACCGCCAGCACGACCATCATGCCCATCCGCCAGGCCCGGTCGGCGTCACGCTGGTCCCGCAGCACGTTGCGGATCTTGCGGCTGTCCTCCGTCACCTAGTCGCCTCCGTGCGGGTCGGGCGGCTCCGGGGCGACACCGGCCGCGTGCAGCTGACGGATGTAGGAGTACGCGACCCGCGTCAGCCGCTGGTTCTCCTGCCGCATGATCTTGACCTCGGCGCGCAGTTCGGCGATGTCGGTCTCACGTTCGGCGTCCAGCAGCGCCGCCCTGGCCTCGATCTGCGCCTCTCGTGTCTTGCGCCGCTTGTCGATCCACTTCACGCCGGCACCGAGGACGGTGAGCAGCGCGAGGATGCCACCCGGGCCCAGGAGTGACGCGAGACCGTCCACATGGACCCTCCCCCGGTCAGGCCCCCGTCAGCATGTTGGCGATGATGACGACGATGCCGATGACAGCACCGAGGGCACCGAGGCCTGCGAACAGGATCCCGGTGCTGACGTTGATCCCTGCCGCCTTCCCACTGTTCCGGTCGAGGACCTTCTCCACGTTGTCGACGCGCTGGGTCAGCGTCTCGTGCCGTGCGGTGTACTCGGTGCGGGTGATGAACGTCGCTGTCTGGTCGGAGAGTGTCCGCCGGAACTCGTTGACGGAGTCGAACCGTTTCTCGGCCGCGACGTCGGCCTTGGTGATGGCCTTCTCCGCGCTACTGAGGGCTGCCTCGACGGCCTTCTCCTGCGCCAGCAGCGCCGCCTGGATGGCCTTGTCCCGCTCCGCGAACATCGCCTCGACGTACTCGCGGAGAGAGACCTCGTCTTGTTCACCCGACATGCGCCACCCTTCCCCCCGTACAGGTGCCCCGTCGGCGCGGACGTAGAACGGTGCAGTGCATCACGCGGCCTCGTACATGAACTCGATGTCGATCTCATCACCGGCGGCCCAGGCGGTGGTGGAACCGAGGCGGTTGCCGAGGCCGTCGACCATGCCTAACTGGTTGGCGTTGACGAAGAAGGGGGTGCGAGCGAAGTGTGTGCCGCCGCGCTCGAACACACAGCTGCCGACGGCGCGTGGCACTGAAGTGCCGACAACGTTGACCGGAACGGTGACGAGGTAGTTGCCGGAGCCAACGGTCACGCCCGTCCCGGCGAAGGTGATCCGGATGTGCCCCCAGATCGTCTTGTTGGCCTCGACCCACTGACCGACGACCGACCCGGTGCTGCCCACATTCGGGTTGGTGGTGGTCGCGGTGAGAACAGGGGTATAAGCGGTCCAGGGATCCCCGATCTCCTTGAACGCATCAGTCAGGGTCTGCAGCTTGGCGGCGGTCTCCTTCTCGCCGGCCAGCCAGGGATCATGCGGGGCGTAGACCATGACGTCTCCTCACAGGGCCACGACCCCAGGTCGTTTCAGATGGACGACGGCACCGGTTGAATGGGATTTCACGACGCCGTTGACGCTGCGGGTGACGTTGCTGAACGTCTGAGGCGAGCTGGCGCCGGTGATGGTGCCGACGCTCATCTCCTCGCCGCCGACCATGATCGACACCGGCAGGTCACCACCGGCTGTGGTCCACAGGAACCCGGCACTTGCGACGGTGAACGAGTTGACCGAGCTGCTGATCCCGGCACTGAGCGTCGAGCCCTCGCCCGGGTCGACGCGGGCGTCGGCATCTCCGAGCTCGTTCACCAGGAATGGCGAGTACGGGACACAGTTGAACGTGATGCGGTGCTCGAACGGGCTCAGGGTCTCGCTGTAGCCGAGGACCAGCAGGTCGATCGGATCATAGATGTTGAGGCGCTCGGTGTCGATGATGCGGATCGGGTAGCCGACCTCCGCCGTCAGCAACGCAGGGTCCGGGTTGGCACGCAGGTCGACGGTGACGCGAGGGTAACGGGCCTCGTCGACGGTGCCGAGGGCAAGGAGCCAGCCCGCGATGGCCGGGAGGTCCTCGTCGGTCTCGACGTTGACCGGCACCTCATCCTTGTACCGGCCCACACCGTTCGGTGGGGCCTGTACCGACAGCGGGCCTGTCTCCTGCGTGGCCTGGAACGAGGCACCTTCGCGACGTTGCGCGAACACGTCGTTGCGGATGTTGCTGTCGTCCTCGACCGGCTCGAATGGTGGCGCCAGGTCGAGCGCGTTGAAGTTCAGGGTTGCTAGCGGGTTCTGGTTGTACAACGACGCGCGGGTCCGGTAGCCGAGGGCGAACGTGTGCCGCGGCTCATAGATCAGGCCCCGATCGGTCCCCTCGATCTCGGTGATCTGGTTCTCGAAGTAGTCCTCGTACTGCAGGCCCATGGCGAGGGTGTCGTCGAGGTCACCTGAGCCGAGGAACGGCACGCCCAGCTCACCGCAGAGCCGTTCGATGCGGCGGCCGGCGGCCTCACCGGCGAACCCGGCCGCAGTGAGGGACGTGTCCGCGATAGGCGGAATGTTCGCCAGGTTCTCCCACACGATGACGTGGCCCAGGTTGAGCAGGGCGTCGGTGGTGTTGCTGGTCCGGTCATAGGCGAACTTCACGGCGTAAGAGTTGCTCAGGGTGTGGCTGGACAACGTACCGGTCAGCACCGAGGACCCGTCCGCATAGATCACGAAATCGGTATCCGCGCCGTCCTGCGTGAGCTCGAGCCGGATGTGATGCAGTTCCGTGTCGCTGACAGCGGTGAGCGCCGCGGTGTTGCCGAGGTTGGTTTCGGAGCCGGGGCCGGGAGGAAGCCAACTGAGCTGGATGTCGTCGTTCACCCCGTCATGAGTGAATGTCATTTGCCACTGGCCGTTGCCGAACTCGAGGAAGGTTGCGACGAAACCGCCCGGCGGGGCCGCGAGCCCGCCCTGCACGACATCCAGGTCGCACTTGTAGACGAACTCCATGCACAACGCGTCGGGGGTCGTGTCCGACCCGACGCAGTAGCCGACCATGAAGTCCTGGTTACCGGCGACCGGGAACGTGTCGTTGATCCTCAACGTCTTCGGCAGGTAGCTACTCAGCTCGCCGACACCGAACGTGAAGACAGCCGACCCGAGCACCCGGCGGAATGATGATCCCCGGTAGGTGCCTGCGGTCGGATACCCACGGGTGCTGCGCGACCCGTCTGTGAGCGACCAGTACGTGACAGGCGACGTGGCCAGGTAGTAGCCCGTCAGACTGCTGGTCACCGGCGCGGACCCCTGGGTGATGCGTCGCAGGATCCCGGCCGCCTCGATCGGCACATACGCGTCGGTCGCAGTGATGTCCCAACGCCCGGGCCACGACGACACCTCACCGGTGAACCGGGTCTGACCGTCACGACTGACACGGATCGGGGTGTTACGGCCAATCTTCCCGTAGTAGGGGCCGACCGGGTTGCGTGGCGAGTACTTCCCGGCGCGGTTGTTGAGGACGATCTGGCAACCTGTCGGCTGGGTGTGCGAAGCCTCGTTGGTCTTGCCGCGGTCGATGAAGACCGGCGCCGGCGAGAACCGTACGTCGGTGGTGATGTCGACCCATGTGGCGTCGATGAACAGCTCGACCGCGACATCGAAGGGTGGGCTGGTCACGGGCCCAGCGCCCTCTGCACGTTCCCGCCGCCGTTGACCTTCACGAACCGGCGCAGCATCTCCACGATGAACGACTCCGCTGCGTTGGTCGGTGCGGACACCGACAGGTTGACCTGCTGAGCGCCACGCATCACCCGGGCGCTCTCACCGGCCGGCGTGATCCGTGTCGGTGCCGGGAAGTGGGCCAGCTCCGGGCCGCGTTCACCGACCCACGACCAGCCATGCGCGACACCACCGGAGGCATGGGTCGGTGCGTGGCCGCCGGTGACGGCAGTGGTCTGGGTGCGGATGATCCGCTCGGTGATGAACCGCGAGTGGATGGTCACAGTCTTGCTCGATGGGAGACTCGCCAACTGACCCCTCGCCTGACGGAGCGCAGCCTCCAACTGTGCGATGTTGGCCTTGATCTGCGCCTTACGTTCCTTAGTGAGGTTCTTGTCGGCCAGCTGCCGTTTCGCTGACGCCAGCTTCGCCTCAAGGTCCTTCTTGTTCGCGGTCAGCTTCGCCTCACGAGACACGTTCGGGATGTTCAGCATCGACTCCGCCATGGCTTCCGCCTGTGGCTTCGTCGCGCCCATCTGCCTGGCCAGCTTGATGAAATTCGCTCGGGACGCCTCGGCCGTCTTGGCGACGGCCACGTTCGACGCACCGGCGGCGTCCATTCCCTCCACCACGGTGTTGGCTGTCTGGGCGACTTGGATCAGTGCGGTCTTGTTGGCGCGGCCCTTCGCGGTGTTGATGTCCAGCGTCTTGCCGTTCTCCTTGACGGATGCCGACGCATCATCTATGGCTGCCTGGTAGGCGACCGCCGCGTTACTGTTCGCGATGGCCGCGCTCGACCACTGACCCATCGCCGCGATGGCCGACGTGAAGCCTGCCTTCTGTCGAATGAGAGCATCACTGACGGCCTTGTTCGGATTCACCACGCCCGACGCCGCAGCGCCCTGCGCCTGCATCGCCTGCGCGTTGCGGGTAACCGCGTCCGCAGCGGCCAACATCGACGCGCCTGCGGAGTCCGAGGCGCCACCGACCGCCATGATGCCTTGCTTCGCGGTGTTCAGTAGCCCACCGAGCGGATTCACGCTGTTCTTGAAGCTGTTGAACACGCCGCCGACCGTGACCAGCCCGCCCGTCGCGCCGGACACCGCGCCGGTGATGTTCCGCATGCCGCCATAGATCGAGTTGAGACCGGCGGTCAGGTCAATGAGGGACCGCGACAGACTACCGACGGCCGTGACCATGTCGGACAGCGCCTGCGGGTTCGCCGCGACGTTGCGGCCCAGGTTGGCCAGACCGGTCGAAATGTTCGAGATCGAGGTCTGCAGCGCCGGACCTAGCGAACGGAGCACCGCGTTGAAACCGTCGGTGAGTGGGGCGATCGCCGGGATCAGACTCTCGAACGCGCGGGCCGCCTGGTCCGCGAATGTCTCGATCGGGCCTGCCATCTTCTCGAACGCCTTACCCAGCGCCGGGGCGAACGCATCGAAGGTGCGTTTGGCGAACCCGGCCATCGCGATGAGGGTGTCCTCGAACGGCTCACTGAGCCGCGTCATCTCCTCGCTCATGCCGTCGAGGGTCGACGACCATGCGTCCTTCACGGCCTGGCTCTTGGCGGCGAACACAATCCCCAGACCCGCGAGACCCGCACCGAATGCGGTCACTAGCCCCGTCGCCGCGATCGCGCCCACAACGGGCATGGCGACGGCGGCAGCAGCACCCACGGCGCCTATCAGCAGCGGACCGAGGACAGGGGTTCGCAATGCGCCGAGGATGCCTGACCCGAAGACCGACCCGCCGCCTCTGCCGAGCTGACCCAACAGGCCCACGCCGGAGCCGCTGAACCACTTCTGGAAACCCGACCCGAAACCTTGACCGGTCTTCTTGCCGGAGTCGTCGGCGTCCTTGGAGATCTTGCGGAACGCCTGGCCGATCCGGGCCAGAGTGCCCGACGCGTGGTCCCGCGCCAGGATGTCGAACTCAACGCGTCCCGCCACCCGGACCACCTCCCAGCTTCAAGTAGGCGACCGCGTCGTCAAACTCGTCGACGGTCATCGCCTTGATGTCGGACAAGGGCTGATGCAGGGCCTGCGCGATGGCCGGCCAGTAGATGCGCAGCTGGTCGTCGCGGCTCAATGGTGCGTCTTGCTGGCGGACTTCTTCTTGCCAGCCGGCGCCGCGGGACCAGCTGGTGATTTTGGGGCCGCCGGCTGCGCCCCGTTGCTGCTGGGCTCGACTGCCTCCCCCTCATCATCCTCCAGGGGTGAACCGTCGTCGTTGACAAACTCGAAACTCATCTCGTCGGCGGTAAACACGACCTGTTCGTACCGCAACGTCGGCTCCTGCCGCTTACGGAGCACCCAGATCAGCGCGGTCATAGCATTCATGCCGCCCTTGTCCAAAGCTTGCTCCAGGTCGACGCCGACCAAGCCCGACACACGCTCCATCGCCCCGTACTCGACGTTCAGCAGCTTCCCGTGACGGTACTCATAGGTCTGGCGGGCATCGCCAACACCCACATGGATAAGGGCCTTCACCATCAGCCTCCTGCTGCCTCGAGTCGGCGGGCCAGCGCGTTGACCACCTGGATGAGCTCACGCCGAGGGTCCTCGACGCGGTCCTGCATGGTGTCGGTGAACCAGCCCTGCGCGGCAGGGATCGCCTGGACCACCCGCGGCCGGCGACCGTACGTCGGGTGGACCACGATCCCCTTGGAGTCGATCAGGTCCAACTGGTCGATGCCGGTGGCAACGATCCTGACACCGTCCGCGCGGGTGCGGGTCGCCATCCGTGACGACGCGACGATCCGGTTCAACCCGTTGCGGTGCGGGAGGGAATCGAGAGCCTCGGCCCGGGCGGCACGGATCATCGGCTTGGTCGCACGGGTCAGGCCCTGCCGGATCTCCTTGCGCAGACCCTTGACGGCGGCCCTGTCGAACGCCGCCGCGATCCTCCGGGCGTTCGCACCACCACGGATCTCGATGTCACCCATGGCGGCCTCCTAGGTCAGAGCACTCTTGGCCGCCCAACCGGGCTGGGCCGTTCGGCGGGTCGTCTATTCAGGTAGTTCCAGCGGTTCCGGCAGGTGATGCCGCAGAAATGCGTGTCGTGACGGCGTGCACGGAACGGCTTGTTGCATGAGCGGCACCTACGGTCCAACTTGGCGATCTCTGCGAGCGTCAGACGCGCTTTAGCAGCGCGACGTTCGCAGAGCCACGGAAGAAATTCCAGCAGGATGCGTTCCACGTCGGGTCGATTGCCGATCGACCAACCAAAAGTTGGCTTCCGATTACCGCGTGGAGCTCGGTGAGCGACTTGCACGCGGCCGCACTCCACGATCCGGCAGAACCGCTCAAGCACGTCCCTGTCGGTCATCTGAACACTCAGGCGAATCAGTGGCAGCACGTTCTGCTTCTGTTCGAAGATGGTGATGCATCCTTCACCTTCGAACAGACCGGCAGCCCACGCTATCTCAGTGGCTTTCATACTGCCATGCTACACGCTAGGCGATGAGATATTGCACTCCGGTCTGGCTACCATTAATGAACTCAGCCGTGATCGTCGACGCCTCACCGACCGCCCCGTCCAGCATGCTGTACTCCATCAGCAGCGCGGACAGCACATAGGCCGGGTTGGTCGCCGACCGCGCAGCAGAGGTCTGCCGGGCCTCGACCGTGACCGGGGTCGTCGAGGAGATGAGAGGTTGCAGCGTGGCGTGGACCTGCGCGGCGGCCATGTCCTGGTAGAACTCGACGGTCATCTTCGCATCGCCCAGGCCCTTCGCGACCGTCTTGGACGTGGCACCGAACGCGGTGATGTCGACCGCCTCACGGGAGTCCTCGGTCGTCACCGACTTCGCCTTCGAGGACAGGGTGACGCCGTTGATGATGATGTGGGCGTCGGTCAGTACGGTGATGGCCACGGCTACTTCTCCTTGCTCTCCGCAGCCTCAGCTGCC